CCAGAATAGAGATAGGATTCTTGATCCGCTGGCGGTTGACCTTGTTCAACGTCTTGTCGCCAAGATGTTCAACCCACCAGCCCAGACGCTGGGGTACAGACTTGTCTCGTCCCTTGTGCTGTTCAAGGTACTCATGAATAGCTTGTTGAATGGTGGTGCTAGTGAGGGTGACGTTGGTTAAGGCATCTGCCAGCTCGTCAGATACGGTGATCTGAGCCAGGAACTGCTCTGCGTCTTTTTTGCGGGTAAAAACTTTGGATACACGGTTGCCGTTACGCATGAACTGAACGCGATAGGACTTGCCGGTTTTTCGAGTGAGAACTTGGATACTTGCCATTGGTTGAAACCTCTTGCACAGATTTGCACATGAATGAGTGTTATCAACCGCAGAAACTTTGAGCAGGAGCGCTCTTGAGCGCTATAACCTGTTGACCAAACAGGGTAAAAGAATGGTGCCCGGGGTCGGACTCGAACCGACACGTATTGCTACGGCGGATTTTGAAACCATCGCAAGCCGTTGTGAATCAATGAGTTGCCGTGTTTTCGCGGGTTTGTTTCGGGATGGATGGGGTTTATTGGGTGTCGTTGGTGAGCGCTGCCGCCACTTTGCCGCCATTTTTCATCGCGGTGATCGGGTTGAGTTTGACCGCATCTTCGAGGTGGTCAGGGGCGAAGTGGGCATAGCGCATGGTCATCTTGATGTCGGTGTGGCCGAGGATGCGCTGCAGCACCAGGATGTTGCCGCCGCCCATCATGAAGTGACTGGCAAAGCTGTGTCGCAGCACGTGGGTTCGCTGGCCGGCCGGCAGGGTGATCCCAGCGCGGCGCAGCGCCTTCTCGAACTCGGCGTAGCAGTCACCGAACAGGCGGCCGGTTCGCTTGGGCAGCAAGGCCAATAGCCAGCCGGCCACCGGCACGGTGCGGTTCTTCTTGCCCTTGGTGCGGGTGAAGGTCAACCGGCCGATGCCGACCTGTGAGCGGGTCAGCTTTTCTATCTCAGACCAACGCGCACCGGTCGAGAGGCACAGCATCACGATCAGCCACAAGTCGTTCAGCCCCGCGCACGCTGCCAGCAGCTGTTCGATTTCATCCTGATTGAGGAACGCCAGCTCGGATTCTTGCACCTTGTACTGGCGCAGCACCTCGAGCGGGTTGCCGTGGGCCCACTCCCCCAGGCGGCCGAGCTCGTTGAACACGGCCTGCAGGTAGAGCAGTTCGCGGTTGATGGTGGTCGGGGAGACCTGTTTGCGCTGACCGGGCACATAAAGCTCGCCCGCCAGTCGCCGCTCACGGTAGGCCGCAAACTGCTGGGCGGTGAACTCGGTCGCCAGGGGGTTGCCCAACGCCTCCGCCAGCCAGACCAGCTTGTCACGACGGCGGTCGCCATCGGTCAGGGTCTGGCCGTGGCGACCATACCAGAGTGCCACCAGGTCGCTCAGCCGCCGTTCATCCACATTGCTCGCCTCTGGCTGTTGCCAGGGCTGGGCCAGCATGTGTTTTTCCCATGCCAAAGCTTCGCCTTTGGTGGCGAAGCGCTTGCGCTTGCGGGGGCCGTCACGGCCTTGGGGGTAGACCTCGACAAGCCAGAGCTTAGGCTTGTCGTCATCGAGTTTACGGACGGTCATACTGTTTCAAGTTGATGAGCCTGCTCATGTAAGCCATCTCGCTCAAATGGGTTGTAAATCTCGATCGAGGATGAGCCATCTGGTAGTGATATTGCTCGCGTGAAGCTTCCATTTTGGAGAAGCGCGACAAACTCAACTTGAGTAAGGGTTATGCGCTCAATCTCGACCAAGCGCTCACCATCTGGCTGAGATACAGCGACCGTTACAGTCCCCTCATCATAGGTTTGAGAATTGATAGCCAAAGGGATTCGGTCTTGTGCTCGTTCACCCTGAGCAGAGCTTGCATTATTCCTACGCAGAACCCCGGTAAATTCACCCTCTATGCGATCAACAGTGTCATACCCTGCAGGGGTTGAAAACTTAACCGACAGCACTCGTTCATTTGTCATTTTTACAAATTCAGACCATGGGCCTCGATGGCCTGAGATGTGACTGCAAATCAGCTCACCACCGATAAAGTTAAAAGCGTGGCCTTGAGTCCAAACACTCTTCGAGATCTTTTCTTTAGGTTTGTCTGAGTTAGAGGTAGATATAGCTGTCAACTTAATATCTAAAGATGGTCGGTGAGCCTCATGGACACAAAAACGCCATCCAGCTGCATAGCCGTCAATGAAGCGAGCGATGAGGCATTGCCGCCTTGGCAAAGTGCGCCATGTTGTAAATGTGTCACGAATATAGTCTATGTCATTACTTGGCTCATTACCTGTAGAGCCCATAATGAGATCATATTCGCCTACCTCTGGGAGCTCACCAGTAGTAATGAGGTCTATGAACTGTTGCTCGGTTAATGCGAGAGCGCCAGCATCCCGTGCTTTTGCTGTTTTAGACGGGCCTGCATTGGGACCGCAACAGAGGTAAGAGAGCCGTTTAGTCACGTCTTTCTTAATAGTTAGGCCAGCGCTTTCAGCTTGGGTTTCTAACCGATCTCTATCAGATTTTGAAAATCCAGTGAATGCAATTTCAGCTTTAGCTGTAGATTGCTTCGGGCGAGATTTTGACAACCTTGGCTGTGATGAATCGAGCAATGATGGCACGTCTACAGAAAGCAATTCATTTTCGCTGCTGAACATGCCCAGTATTCTGTCAATGCGGAAAGTTCTGAACTGTTTTTTGGGTAACGCAACGCCTTGCAAATGATGGTCACTGACACTGATATTAACAACATGATAGCCTTCAGTGCTTCCATCTGATTTTTCGTAGATAAAGAATGCCTCTTTATCAATTATCTTGCTGTTGTCAAACATTATAATTCCCTTTAAATGAAATTCATTGAATTAAAATGGCCGTAGACATAAGGCTGTTAACAAATTTCAATTAGCAAATAGGGCGCTTTAGCGCCCTATCGTTTTCTAAAAATGCGGTGTTCGACCATCACGCCGATGATTTCGATGTGCTGCCGGTCGGAGTGCATGGGCGGGTAATCGTCATTAAGCGGGACCAGTTCAAACACCTCTTGCCCGTTCTCATCGATGCCGCGGGGACGATACGCTGTGAAGTTGCCGTCATTGCTACTCATCATCGACTGCTCTCAGGTCAACCGTGATCTGCCTAACCGGCCCATTGCTTAACTCTTTGGCCAAGGCTGTCGCGTTCTTGGCGCTAAGATTGTTGATTTCAATCTGCTTGCCTTCGACGATAGCTTTGACACTGCAACGGTTAAAACGACTGACAAGCGCAACGAGCACCGCGCATATTGCTTTTACCTGCTCAGGGTTTTGTGCAATCCAGTCAAACACTTCGATAAAATACTGAGCACCGTCGCTGTAGGTTGCGATCGCGCCACCGTTTTCAACCCCATGCTCTTCCAGCAACGCGGTTAGCGGTGTCGCATCATGACCCTGTATGTTCAGATACAGGCTGCCAGCTTCTCGGTAACGAATTTTGCTCATTTAACGTCCCGCCTATTAGGAGATGTCCGCCATGTTCACCGTTATCTGCCACTCTTATCGGTTGGCGCACTTTGAGTCTTCCGATCGTTTCGATGCCGTGGTGCTGACCCACACCCCGACCGGGTTGCGCCAGCGGTTAAGACAATTTTTGAACATGATGTTTTTTGCACTAGCAACCCTCTATACCCGTCACGCAGACTTGGAGGTCAACGGCAAATTGTATCCGCTCGCCCTGTCTGGTCAGCGCTGGTATACCTTCGACCAGCTCCAACACTTCGCCCTGCAATGCTTGTTGCTCGACCGGGCGCGGTTACTGATCCTGTCACAGGCCGCCACCTGACCCTCACCCGCCCCGTTTCAAAATGCGACGGTGCTCGACCACCACGCCGATGATGGCGATGTGGGTTTGGTCGGTGCTCAGGGTTTCATGGTCGTCATTGAGGGGCACCAGCTCGAAGCGAGGGCGGCCGTCGTCGTATTCACCGCGGGAGCGGTATTTTTTGAAGGTGGCCTCTTCGCTGCCATTCTTGGCAATGACAAAGTCACCCGCCTTGGGAGCCTCGTCAGGGTCAACGATCAACAAGTCGCCCTCTTTGAAGTCCGGCTCCATGGAGTTGCCGCGCACCCCCGGACCACCCGCGCAGCTGCCGACACTGACACCCGCCGCGACATATTCCAGGCTGCCATCAAACGCCGTGGCTTGTTCGCACATCTCTCGCCACTGGCCTGCCTGCACATAACTGAGAATGGGGACCCGCGTGCCTTGTGGGATCTCGGCGGGTTCGACGTTGCGGTAACCCGGGAACGGGGGCTCCGAGACGCCCATGGTGCCTTCTTCTTTCCCCGTCAGCAGCCAATCAACAGACACACCAAGCGCCGCCGCTAACTCATTGAGATAGCGGCCGTTAGGGTCTGCTCCACCTCTCTCCCAATGGCTAACAGCGACCCGAGTTACACCTACTCGGTTGGCTACTTGGTCTTGTGTTAAGCCACAAGCCATTCGTCTGGATTTTATGCGTTCATTTACGTTCATGTAAGCAACCTTACACCCCAGTTACGTAAACCAATTTACTTTTTTAGGTAAATAAACTTGCCTCAGACACCCTGAGGATCGTAAAGTTATTTGCGTAAGGATATTTACCAACGGTGGGCAGAATGAAAACTGATGATGTGATTGCGCATTTCGGAGGAATCACTCCATTAGCAAAGGCGCTAGGTGTGAAGACTCAAGCGATATCTCAATGGGGAGAGAATATACCCAAGCTTCGCGCCTACCAGATCGAGGTGGTGACCGGCGGCAAGCTGAAAGCCGACCCCGCTACCCCCTCTGGCCAACAGCGCCCCTATCAGCGCGTCGCACCGGGCACCGCGCTGGCCGAGATCCCCAGCGTCCAGCGGGCGACGGACGCCGCCCAGACCGATGCCACCCAAGCACAAC